AGGAGCTGGGCGGCAAGGTCGATGGACGGTGGGGCGCGGAACGGTTGAAGACCGAAATCGCCGCTCTGGAAGCGTTGAAGGAGTAGCCCGATGCCGTCGATCTGCATGAAGCCCATCGGTGGCACGCGTATGCGTGTCACCAAGCTCGACTCTTGCGGCGCTCCTGTCGTCGGCGGCTCCTCCTGCTTCGTCGTGTCCAGCGGGTTCGTGTCCGTCGAACGGACCGCCGAGTATGAGGACCCGGTCGAGATTGTGGTCCTCAACGGCAACGGCGACATCTGCCTGAAGGACCGGCGCCCGCCCCAGTTCAAGTGGATGACGTTCAACATCACCTTCTGCGAGGTCGACCCGGAGGTCTACAACCTGATCACCGGTTCCCCGATCGTCCTCAACGACGCCACCCCTACCCCGTCGGCGGTTGGTTGGCGCACCCGCGAAGGACCAGCCGGGGTCGGGTCGACCCACTTCGCGTTGGAGGTGTGGACCCGCCTCGCTCAGGAGCCGTGTTCGGCCACGAACCAGCCCTACGGCTACTACCTGGCCCCGTGGGTATCCGAAGGTGTCCCCGGGGATGTGACCTTCGGCGATGGCGGTTCAGCGGTGTCGTTCAGCATGACCCAGGCCAAGACCAACCCCGGTTCGCCGTGGGGAACCGGCCCGGCTACGTACCTGGTCCGCCGCGACGCGATGACCGGCACCCCCGAGGTGCTGCTCACCGCGATCACGTCGACCGACCACGACCACTTCGAGCGGGTCACCGTCGCACCTCCGACGGCGCTCTGCGGTTGCCAGGCCCTGGCGTAAAGGAGAACCAACATGGCTGGTGGATCTGTTCGGATCGCGGTCGACGCCTACGGTCAACTCACGGCCGTGGCCCAGCGGGTGCTCTGCTGGGCGTTGACCGACAAGGGGAAGATCGGCATCGACACGGCGGGGCGTTACCCGATGATCGTGATCCCGGAAGCGGTGATCGCGGGCAAGGGCGCCCTGCTCCTCAAGCGCGGCGGCACGGACGTGGTGTCCGGCTACGTCGCCGGGTCGAACGTGGTCTACAACGCAGTCAACGGTGGGGTGGCCACGGGAACAACCACCCAGAACGTGAACACCTGTCCGTCGAGCGCGGCGCAGCCCAACGGTTCGATCAGCGCTTTCAACGTGGCCGGCAACCCGTACACGGTGACGCTGACGGTGGACAACCTGGCGGCGGGCAACGTCAACGTCGACTGGGGCGACAACACGTCCACGTTGGGTGTGGCGCAGACCGGCACCGCGAACCACACCTACCCGGGCCCGGGTGAGTTCACCATCACCATCACCGACGCCGACGCGCCTACCCAGTTCGGCAGCTTCACCATCCGCCTGCCCTACAACGTGTAGCCCATGGCTCAGTACGGGCCGGAGGTCTTCACCCGTTCCGACGGGACCATCGCGTCGGGTGTACCGGTCCGGATCTTCCGCCGCAATCAGGCAGCGCCCGCGTCAATCTTCACCGACGCGGGCCTGACCATCCCCGCCGCCAACCCGATCATCACCGACGTCACCGGGATGATCACTTTTTTTGCGGCGCCCGACGAATACTGGATGGTCGCCGAAGGACACACCTTCCGGGTGGTGGGTTCCGACGGGCTGCGGCAGATGACCATCGACGAGGACCACAGCGTCATCCTCGACCGGCCCACACCGGTCGACCCGGGCACCGCCGAAGACCTGCTGAAGATGCAGCTCGCCGGGCAGCGCACCGGCTACTTCAACGAGTTCGGTGAGGTCCGCTCCCGCGCGAGCACCAACAACCGGGTCGCCGCACGGTTCCAGGCGTTTCCCAACGCCCAGGTCGACAACCCGACCGTCCACATCCTGGAGGCGACGCTCTCCGACAACACCGTCCGGTTCCACGTCGACGCGTTGGGCAACACCGTCGCCGTCGGCACCATCGTCGGGTCGAACACCCCACCCGGGGCGTGGGTCGGGTTGGCGTTCGGAACCAACGTCTCCAACGCCGGTGGTTTGTACCCGGCCGCGTCGAGCCGACTCGACCCGCTGCTGGCCGTGGTGCGGCTACGCGGCGCTCTGGCCATCGGCGGCGCCATCGCCGGAGACGCAACCCTGGCCACCCTCACCGCCGGTCCCCCGTCGCACCGGCCACCGTCGCGGAACACGTTCAGTTTCCGAACCGGCGGCGCTGGCGCGGTGGGTACGTTCCTCGACATCGACCCGGACGGCACCATCTCTGTCCGCGCGGCGATCGGACTCAACGCCGAGATCAACCTTGATGGGCTCACCGTCCCGCTAACCTGAGCACGGGAGGTGACCCATGCCTGTTTTGCCACCCCTAGGCGCAGGCGCCAGCGTAGGCGCACCCCCATGCGCGTGGACCATCAACACGTCCTGCTGCCCCGACTGGGACACGGCGTACACCGTCGAGCAGCAGGAGACGGCCACCGCCTACGCCACGGAGATCCTGTGGGCCCTGTCCGGCCGCCGATACGGGTTGTGTCAGGTCACCGTCCGGCCCTGCTACACCCGATGCTCCCCACGCTCCTACGAGACGTGGGGTGTGTGGATGGACTCCAGCTTCGGCGACGGTGGCCGGGTGTGGTGGCCGTGGGTCGACCCGGGTGGCGAGTGGCGCAACTGCGGCTGCCCCGGCCTGTGCTGCTGCGGCGCCCGCTGCGAAGTAGCCCTCCCCGGCCCCGTCGCGTCGATGGTGGAGGTCCGGGTCGACAACGCGGTGATCGCCACCGACGCGTACCGGGTCGACGATCGGCAGTTCCTGGTCCGGCAGGACGGCGGCTGCTGGCCCGAATGCCAAAACTTCGACGTGCCCGCCGCGTCGACCGACAACACGTTCGTCGTCACCTACGACCGGGGGGAACCGGTCCCCGTCGGTGGGCAACTCGCGGCCGGTGCCCTCGCGTGCACATTCGCTAAGGCATGCGCGGCCGGTGACTGCACCCTCCCGGAGCGGGTGTCGTCGATCACCCGTCAGGGTGTGTCAATGGAACTGATCTCCGCCGAGGACGAGTTCAGCGAGTACCGCACCGGGCTGATCACCGCCGACCGGTGGCTGACCTCCATCAACCCGAACCGGTTGAAGCAGCGGCCGAAGGTGTCGTCGGTTGACCTGCCCGGCCCCCGGCAGACCACCTGGACTGTGTGATGCTCACCGACCTGACGTTCAAACCGGTCGTGGACCAGCTCCTGGCCTGCTACTGCCAGCAGCTTCAGCTCGTGTCCACCCCCATCCCCCCGGGGAACTGCTGCATCCGGCCCGGCGCGGAGGTCGCCTACGGCATTTCCCTAACCCAGGATGAATGTTGCGCTGGGCTGGGCTGGGTGCGGGTGGTCCGCTGGGGTGCTGGGTTCCCCACCGCCCCCGAAGAGATCACCAACTGCCTGCCTGATCAGTGGCGGTTGGAGTTGGAGCTGGGCGCGGTCCGCTGCGCCCCGACCGGCAGCGCCGAGGTACTCCCGACCTGCGCCGAGTGGACCTCCGCGTACAACGTGATGATGGAAGACGCTGTTGCGATGCGACGCGCGGTGGTGTGCTGCTTCGCCGACCCGGCCAACCCCGACGATGAGCGGCTGATCAGCTTCGGCGAGTGGGAGCCGTTCGGCCCCGAAGGCATGTGTGTCGGCGGCACCCTCACCGTTACTGTCCAGGTCATCGCGTGCAACGAATGCGATTAGGGAGACGGCCATGACCGGTAAGTCGAAGCCGAAGACGGTGCGGGTGCGGGCAACTCGCAGCCATGATCTGTTCAATGAGGGCGACGTGGTCGATGTCGAGCTGGACCCGCTGATCGAAGGGCGGATCAACGCCGGGTACCTGGAGGTGATCGATGGCGGTCCAGATCCGGCTCCGTCTGGCCCGGGAGCGGCTGCGGGCGGTTCTAGCGCATGACACCGGCCGGTACATCACCCTGGTGACGAACCGGGTGAATAATCGGGCGAAGATCCTTGCCCCGGTCGACACGGGCACCCTGCGCAGCCGGCACACCCCCAACGTTCGGGTTCTGCGTAGCCGCGTCGTCGGTACCGTCACCGTGAAGGTCCGCTACGCGGCGGCTGTCCATGAGGGCTGGTCGCAGGGCCCCAGGATTATCAGGGCCCGTCGCCGGAAGGCGTTGAAGTTCGTCTACAACGGGCGGGTCGTCATCGTCCGTCAGGTCCGCTGGCCCGGCGCCCGATTCCGGGGCCGGCCGTGGCTGCGTAGCGCCCTGCACGACATTGCCGGGCCGGCTGGGTTCCGGGTGCACAACACCAGGTTCTTCGGCACGTAGACTGCCTGTCATGGCGGAGTTGACGCAGGACAAGGCGGCGGAGCCGGAGACCCGGCCGGTCGAGTTCGAAGGCAAGGTCTTCGAAACGGTCAGGCCGACGAAGGATCAGATGGCCGTCCTGATCCGCATGGGGTTCTGGCGGCGCAACTACGGCGACACGATCGACGTCGAGGACAAGCCTCAGACCCAGCGGCAGCTCGCGGCGGTCAACCGGATGTTTACCCTCATCGCGTCCCTGTTCGCCGTTCAGGCCGACTGGGACTGGATCGAAGACGGCATGGCGGCCGGGTGGGTCGACTCGGAGAAGGTGTTGGAGATGCTGGCTCGGATCCTGCGGGCCTGGAACACCGACGAGGAACCAACCAACCGGGCCAGCAAGCGGGCAGCGGCGAAGAAGACAACCCGGCGGGTGGCCGGATGAACGACACGTACCGGGAACGGCAGGATGGGATGGCGCGGCTGCTCGTCGATCTGGACCGCTGCACCCACGGCCGGCATGAGGGCGACGCGTGCGCGGGCTGGCGCGGTCCCGGCCCGCAGGACGGCGGCTGCCAGGGCGGTTTCAGCCTCGGAAATCCGTACCTGCCGGCGCCGGGAGGCCGCATCGGCACCACCATGTACGGCAAGCCGATCATCATCCCGGAACGCGGCGACCGGCACCTCCCGGAAGCCTGGATCCGATGACCGACGCCGCCCAGGCCGCTCTGTCGATCTGGGCGATCGAAGTCGACCTGGCCGGCTGTACCTACACCATTCCCCCGCTGCCAGCCACACGGTGGTTCCTGGCCGTCCTGGACGACGAGGAGCCCCTACCGATCGTCCCTGGTCTCCTGGGACCCGACGACGAGGAAGAGATCCTGGAGGCCCTCCTGGGAGGCCGGGTCGGTGTTGACGATCTGGTGCGGGCCAGCCGCGACGTTCTGGCTACCGCGTCGGGCTGGAACTGGTGGGAAGCCGACCGGCTGATCCGGGGCGCGGCGGCCCAGTGGCGCCACGTCGGGGGAGAGTTGACTGTTCACGGTGTCGACCCGGGCACCGCCAGCCTCGGCGCGGTCCTCGGCGCCATCTACGCCCTGGCTGTGCGGAACATGACGAAGGAGCAGCGGTTCACCTTCGACAGCCAGTTGTCCAGCCCACCAGTGGGGGTTCCGCTGGCCGAGTGGCTCGACGAGGACCAGTGGGCCTCCTCCTTCGAAGCGGCCATGGCCGAAGGTAAGCCACTTCCCTGATCCGTCAAACACTGGCTCTTGTCTGGCTGGTCAACTATCGTGCGCGCGTGGCTGTTCCCCGCCAGGTTGGCCAGGCGTTCGTCGAGATGATCGGCGACTTCTCCAAGTTCGGCAAGGACGCGGAGAAGAAGCTCAACCGCGAGCTGCATGAGCTGGGGCGTCACGCCAACTTCAAGGATCTGGTCGACGCGGCGGCCGACGCGGGTGAACAGGCCGGACAGGAGTTTGTCGACGAGTTCGGCGACCAGGTTGTCCGGGGCGGTCGGAAGGCCGGCAAGCTCAGCGGCAAGGCCATGAAAGACGCCATCGGTGAGGCCCTGGACGGTGTGCGGGACACCGCCGAAGGCACCTTCGACTTCATCAGCAACGCGGTGACCAGCGTCGGGAAGGGCCTGACCAGCGTCGTCGCGTTGACGTCGAAGCTGGGGCCGGCGCTGATCGCCAAGCTCATCGCCGGTCCGCCGGTCATCGCCGCGTTGATCCTCGGCCTGTCCGGACTCGCCTCGCAACTGTCCAACCTGCTGGGGCTGCTGGGGCTGATCCCCGGCGCCGCGTCGGTCGCCATCGCGTCGTTCGTGCCGCTGATCGTCGCGTTCCAGGGCTTCGGCGACGCGATAGAAGCCATCGTCGATGGTGACCCCGACAAGATCCGGGAGGCGTTGAAGGGCCTGTCCCCGGCCGCCCGGTCCGTCGCGAAGGAGTTCCAGAAAGTCCTCCCAGTGTTCCGGGAGATGCGGAAGATCGTTCAACAGGCGTTTTTCCAGGAGATGACCGGGGCGTTGACCCGGTTGGCTGTCGCGTTGAGCCCGGCGTTGACCGGCGGCATGGCCCTGGTCGCCACCGCGTTCGGGGAGCTGGCCGACGTGTTCAGCCGCAAACTGGCCACCCCGCAGGTCGCCGACGCCATCGCCCGGATCTTCGAGGTGACCGCCCGGGTGGTGGCCGCGTTGGGCGGCGGCGGGCTGCGGCTGCTGGAAGGGTTCCTCGCCGTCATCGTCGCCAGCCTGCCGACCGTCGAGAAACTCGCTACCGCGTTCGCCGGGCTGCTGACCAACCTGGGCGACAAGCTGCTGGTGGCCGTACAGAACGGCGAGTTTCAGCGGTGGCTCGACGAGGCCCTGGCCACCGCTGGGACCCTGTTCACCACCTTCACCCTGTTGATGGAGACCATCCGGATCCTGTTCTCCCTCACCGACTCCGAAGGCAAGGCGTTCCTCGACAACATCAACGAGGCGTTGCGGGTCCTCAACAGCTACCTGAAGGACCCCACCGTCAAGCAGGCCCTGCTCGGCTTGATCCAACTGTTCAAGTTCATCGTCTTCCAGATCGTCGCGGCCGGGATCGCGTTCGCGTCGATGGCCCTGTTCGTCGGGTTCGTCATCCAGAAGGTGCGGGATCTGCTCCACTGGATCGACCGGCTCGCCGCGAAGTCCAGCGTGTTCAACATCATCCGCCCATTCCTGGTGTCGCCGCTGGTACCCAAGCTCCTCGCCGAAGGCGACGTGATCCGCCGCCCCACCCTGGCCGTGGTCGGGGAAGCTGGACCCGAGGCTGTTGTTCCGCTGAACAACCCGAGGCGGGCGCGGCAGGTCATGTCCCAGGCCGGCCTACTCGACATGGGATTCGGCGGCGGCGCCCAGGCCCCCCTCGTCCAGGTGTTCCTGGGCACCCAGGAAATCACCGACATTCTCGACGTGCGGGTCCACCGCGCTATCGGCGCGGAGTCCCGAGCGTTGGCCAACGGACCCAGGGCAGCGTGACCCATGCCGACCATCTCCGCTGTGCCCTACCCGAACCTGGGCCACGTCCTTGTCCAGGCCAACTGGGGCGACGTGCCGTACGCCCGCTGCATCCAGGTGCGGCGGGTCCGCGTCGACAACGGGCAGGAAACCCCGCTGCGGCCCTACGTGTACCCGTGCGGCGACGCTGGGGAGTTCATCGTCGCCAACGACCACAAGGCGATCTTCTGGGACACCGAGGCACCGCTGGACACCGCGTTCTTCTACCGCACCGTCTCAGCCGAATTCACCCCGGTCGACCATTCGATCCGCGACTCCTTCTCCCGGATCAACGTCGACACCTGGAACAACGCCGACACGCTCCAGCCGTGGACGGTGGAGGCCACCGCCGCGAACTTCGACGTCAACGGCACCGTTGGCACCGTCGAGGTGGGGGCGGTCAACAACAGCCGCCGCACGTCGATCGGCGACAACCTCACCGACGCGGACGTGTACGTCGACTTCCAGATCCCGGTCACCGCGACCGGCGCCGACATTCACATGGCCGCGACGACCCGCTACCTCGACACCGGCAACATGTACCGATACCAGGCCGAGTTCGAAACAAACAGCACCGTCACCCTGTCGATCATCAAGCGGGTGGGGGCGGTCGACACGTCGCTGGGCAGCCTCGCGACTGGGCTGACCTACGCGCCGGGTGACTGGTTCCGGGTACGGGGCAAGGTGTCCGGGTCGGCGCACTTCGCGAAGGTGTGGCGGCGCGGCACCCCAGAACCGGCCGCGTGGATGGTCACCGGCACCCTCGACAATGCGCTGCTGACCGGGAAGGTCGGTACCCGGATTATCCTGTCTGTCGGCAACACCAACACGTTGCCGGTGACGTTCAGCGTCGACAACTTCTTCGCCACCGTCGACTTCACCACCATGCAAACCGAACCGTTGACGTTGCCGTCCGACGGCGGGTTCTGGCTGCGTGACCCGGTCCGGCCGTGCAACGACCGGCGGGTGGAGCTGTGTTTCGAACCGAACCCGGCGTGCCTGCCCGGCCCAGGGATCTTCTTCATCGAGATGGGCACGGAGACCTACCCGAACAACGGCACCGTCGTCAACCCGACCAACGCGCAGCTACCCATCCCGGTGCGCCGTAAGCGGCGCGGCGCCGACTCGACCCTGTCGCTGGCCACCCGCATGTTCACCGACCGCGACGCGTTGCTGGAAACCCTCACCCCCGGTGGGGAGCTGCTGTTCTCCGGCCCACCCGACTACGGCATCCCCGACCGGTACATGTGGATCCCACCGGTCGACGTGGGTCGGTTCATGCCCGACCACCGGTACCAGCCCCGGCTGCACCGGCTGCCGTACACCACCGTCGCCCGGCCGGTCGGCACCACCCAGGGGGTGTGCGGGTCACGGTTCATGGACCTGTGCAACGTCTACGCCACGTGGGACGACATGGCAGCGGCCGGGATCACCGGCACCGACATCCTGTCCGGGTTGGCCGGTGGAGCCGTCGATCCCGGGTTCCGCACCTGGGACGAGGTCGACGCCGACTTCGCCGACTGGGACGCGGTCGAGGCCGAAGGGTCCTGGGACGACGTGCGGGACGGTGACTGATGCTGCCCGGCGGCACCGACCTGCTGTACCGCAACGCCCTCGCGGCCGGCCACGAACCCTACCTGCGGGCCGAGGTGTGGAGCGGCGACGGCCAGCGGCTGGCCACCGACCTGATCGTCCTCGGCGGGCAGGTCGACGCGACGCTGACGTCCCGCGTGTCCCGCACCCTGACCCTGGCCCTACACGAGGACTTCTACCCCGCCGAGGAAACCGACCTGCTGGCCCCGTTCGGCAACACCATCCGCGTCTACCGTGGGCTGATCTTCGCCGACGGGGAACGGTACGTGTGGCAGGTCTTCACCGGCCGGATCACCGACGCCCAGCAGGACGACGGGGTCTGCCAGATCCTCGCGTCCGACCCAGCGCAGGACGTCGCCGACGCCGCGTTCGTCACCCCGGAAAACAGTGTGGTCGGCAACCCTGTCCGCGACGAGTTCGTCCGCCTGGTGTCCGACGCCATTCCCGACGCCACGTTCGGCACCTCCGACGACTTCTTCCAAACCATGCCGGTGGAGACGTGGGAACACGACCGGGCCGCCGCGCTCGACGAGATCGCCACCTCGATCGGCGCGTTCTGGTACCCACTGGCCAACGGGGACTTCGTCCTGCGGAAAGTGCCGTGGGCCGTCCCGGGTGATCCGCTGGTCACCCTCACCGACACCGACGGCGGGACAATCCTGCGGTCCCGGCCCCGGCGTAGCCGTACCGAGGTGTACAACTCCGTCACCGTCACCGGGGAACGCACCGACGGCACAGAACCCGTCTGGTACACCGCCGAGGATCTCAACCCGACGTCGCCCACCTACGTGCTGGGGCCGTTCGGTCGCCGCAACATCCTGGTCAACCTTCAAACCCCGTCGACCACGGACGCGGCTCGACAGGCAGCCGAGGACTACCTGCGGCGGACAACCGCGTTCACCGAGACGTGGGACTACACCTGCGTACCCGACGCGTCGATAGAGCTGGGCGACGTGCAGCGGCTGGACGTACGCGGCCGGGCCAACATACGGCAAGTTGTCGCAGCGTTCACCATTCCACTTGATCTGGACAGCATGATGAGTGTGTCCTGCCGCGCGCAGGTCATCGGGAGTCTGGAGGCGGCATGAGCCTGGCTACCACCGTCGCGGCGCAACGCCCACCCGGCGGGATGCGAATCGGCACAGTCACCGCGACGTCGCCGCTGACCGTGCAGATCCAGGGCGGCCCGGTTGCCACCCCCGGCCGGCTGGCCAGCTACACCCCCGGCGTGGGAGACGTCGTCGCGCTTGTCCGGCAACGCTCGACATGGCTGGTGTTGGGGGAGGTGCTCCCCGGCTGATGGTCGCGTTCACCTCCACCCAGTTCTTCCCCTACCCGGTCGGCTCCGACCGGCCCTGCGACATGCCCGACGCGTGGTGCGACTTCGCCGCCCAGCTCGACACCGAACTGTGTGCCCTGGACACCACCTTCGGCCGGCTCACTCCCGCTGTCCCAGCCGCCCGGATCACCCGCGAAACAGACATCGTCCTGACCTCCACCGCCATCGTCCCGGTGCCATTCGAATCGGTCAGCTACGACACCGACAACATGGCGGACCTGCTGCAAAACGAATATCTGATCACCGCCCAACGGCCCGGTACCTGGTACGCGGCAGCCGACGTCATGATCAGCGGGGTGACGTCGGGCGACGTTGTTTTGATCTACATCAGCCTCGGGTTTGTCCCCGCCACCGGCGCTACAGGACTGTCAGCCGCCGTGTCCGACGAGTTCCGGGCCCCCGCGTCGGGTAACTACTTCCTGCGAACCTCCGGACACGCCATCCTCAACCCAACCTTGGCCAACGAAGGATTGCAGTTCGGTGTGGCGTTGCAGGCAAACAACATCAACGTCACCGTGGGGCGGGCGAACCTGGCCGTGCACTGGGCCAACGATCGGATCAACAACCTATGAACTTCACCGAATGCCTCGGCCTGCCATGCCCCGACCCGGAGGACTACGGGGCATACGCGTTGTACATGCAACGCGTCGCCGAGATGGTCGAAGCGAAACTCCTGGCCCAGCAGGAACAGGCCACCACCTTCGACATGCCCCGCACGACGATCTGGAACAACGATGAGGTCATCGGACCGATCGACACAACCGGCTTCGCGAGCCTCCAGCAGACCAGCGGCGACGTGGTGTTCTCCAACGTCCAGCCGCCGTTCCCGTTCCCCCTCAACGGCCTGAACATCGGCACCAACCCGGGAACGTTCCTGGAGTCCGGCATCTACCACATCGGCTGGTCGATCAACACCGTCGAGGTGGGGGCGGTCACCAACGACAGTCTCCGCCGCGCCAACTGCATCATCGAAAAGAACGTCCCCGGCGGCCCCGTCGTCGTCGCCGAGTTCAACCGTGCCGTCCAGGCGGAAAGCATCGCGGGTGGATCATTCTTCGGCTCCGAAGGCACCTTCGTCGTCGATGACGACTTCGGTGACTACGTTGTGCAGATCACCTGGCTGCACGGCAACGTCGCGTCGATGGTCCAGATCCCGATCGGCGGCTACTGGATTTGGTTGACCCGCGTCGGGTCCGTCCAGGCGATCGAGGTGGTGTGACATGCCCGGCGCGACCCCGGTATTCGCCATTCCCTACCCGTTCGTCGGGGAAGTGGTCGACCCGTCGGTGTGGCAGGACTTCGCCGAAACCATCGACGGACTCGTCAACGGCATGGAAACAACCGTCGCCGGTCTACTCGACCGGCCGGCCGCCTGGGTTACCACCAACTCACAGGCCATGGTCATCAACACCGAGACAACGGTGTCGTTTTCCAGCATCCGCTACGACAACGACGGCATGTTCTCCCTGGGCACCCCGACACAATTCACCGTCGTCACCCCCGGCGTGTACCTCGTCCACATCGACGGGGCCATCAGCGACTTCACCACCTTGACGTCGTGGCGGATCGCCGTGTTCCAGAACGGGGTCCGTAAATTCGCCGAGCGAAAGAACGAGGCAACGTCGGGTGGCTTCGGGATGCAGACGTCGCTGTCGGGGCTGATCGCCTGCCAAGCCGGCGACACCATCCAACACCGGGGCATCTGGACCGGAACCGGGGGACCGGGCACCGCCCAGGGATGTTCCCTCCAGGCGTTCCGCATCTGCCCGTTGACCGTGATCAGCTAGGAGCCCTTGTTATGCCCACCAACTCTCCCGACCAGCAGATCACCACCCCCAACGGGCCCGACCCGGCCGTCGCACCGCAGGACTTCCTCGACTTTCTGGCCGACGTGGAAACCCGGCTGGTGAAGCGGTACACCAACGAGGCCGACCGCACCGCCCGCAACCCGGCCCCACCCGACGGTGAGGTGTCCTTCCTCGCCGACATCGACCGGTGGGACCGTCGGCAAGGCGCCGCGTGGTGGGAAATGTTCCCCCTGTTCGCGCGGAAGCTGACGGAGACCCAGGTCGTCAACAACTCCACCGCCCTGGTCCCCGACTCCCACCTACTGCTACCCGTACAGATCAACGGGGTGTACGAGGTGACCGGGCTCGCGGTGTGGGACTCCGGCACGACCGCCGACATCAAGTTCTCCTGGACCGGGCCGGCCGGCGCGACGATGCCCCGCTGGACGGTTATGTCGACCGACACCGGGGTAGCTACCCAGGTGGGTAACTACAACTCGGCCCCAGCCGCAGCCCTGGGATCCACCCTGGCCCGCAACGGCGCCGGGATCGGCACGTTCGTCGCGGGTCTGATCAAGGGGCTGCTCGTCGTCGCGGGCACCGCCGGAACGCTGACCTTGACGTGGGCGCAGAACGCGTTGGAGGTCGTCAACACCCGTATCAAAACCGACTCCTACCTGCGGTTGGATCGAGTGGGGTGAGCTGACGTGCAGGACCGGCCGGTGATCGTCGTGTTCGGCCGGTACCGGCCGCATGAGCTGCTGTTCCTGCTCCTGTCGATCCTGTGGGGCGCGTCGGCCCTGTTCACCGAACCCGAACCCGACGACCTGGTGAACCGGCTCCCGACGTGGCTGACCCTCAGCGCGGCGGGCCTCCTGCTGATCAGCGGAACATTCGGCCTGGTCGGCTGTACGTGGCGGCGAACGGTGGAGGTGGGCCTCGGCCTGGAGTTGGGGGCGATGCTGATCGGAGTCGGTGGGCTGCTCCTGTCCGGGTACGCGTTCTTGCGGTACGGGAACGGTGAGGCAGCCATGTCCACCGGCTTCGTAGCTATCTGGATCGTGGCGAACCTGTGGAGGGCACTTCAGATACGTCATGATTTGGGCAACCTGCGACGCAAGGACGGGTGACCCTTGGATTGGTCGACGATCACCGTGGCGGCCATCAGCGCGGTTTTCGCAGGCGGCGGCGCGGCGACCCTGATCACCGTGTTGGCCCGTCGCAAGCTGACCAGCGCTGAGGCGTCGGAGAAGCTCACCGACAGCGCCATCCAGCTCCTGGAGGCGGCCAAGCGAGACGCCCGCGCGGACATCACCGACCTGCGGTCAGAACTGACGGAAACGCGGCGGGAGCTGGCCGACGCCCGCCGCGAAGCCAGGGAAGCCGGCCGGCAGATGAGTCTCCTGCGGGAGGACGCCACCGCGATCGTGGCCTACCTGGAGCGGGTGCTGGGCGCGATCAACGACCCGAACGCGACGCTGGAACGGGTGCGGATCATCGCGGGTGGCGGCCCGCCGAACGGGGTGAGTTCCCGCCTGCGACGCGATCAACAGTTAGGCTGAACAGTACGTGTTGTCCAGCCGGACAGGAGGTGCGTGGTGGCGGGTGACTGGCCAGACGTGCCGTTCGTCAAGGCGAAGAAGTTCGGCAACGGCAGACCCGACGGGCCGCCGCTGTGGATCGTGTGGCACACGATGGAACACGACGAGGTAGGCGACGCCGCCGAAGACGTGGCCCACTACTTCGCGACCCTCCCCGACGACCGGTCCGTCTCGGCGCACTACACCGTGGACAACAACTCGATCATCCAATGTGTGCTGTTGGGTAACCGGGCCTGGACCGTCGGGAACACCCCCGGCAACAACCGGGGCATCAACTACGAGCTGGCCGGCCGGGCGTCGCAGACCGCCGCCCAGTGGGCCGACGCGTACTCCGACGAGATGCTCACCCGCGCGTGCGCCCAGGCGACCCGCGACATGGAGTTGTACGGCATCCCCAACCGGTGGTGTTCGATCGACGACCTGACCCAGCGGCGGCCCGGCCACACCACCCACAACGATTTGAGGGTCGCGTTCGGCGGCACCACCCACACCGACCCCGGCAGCGGCTTCCCCCGCCAGCGGGTCCTCGACCTGGTAGCTGGAGGAGACATGGCAGCAGCAGACAACACCTGGCAACTCGTCGCGGGTGGAGAGGTCGAAGGGTTCTCCGACACCGTGTCCGGCGGCATTCCCCGCTGGTGGCTACGTCGGGTCCTCGGCGACGTGCCCGGCCCGGAGGTCACCGGCGACGTGGACCGCCGCTCCCTGCGGGACCTGTCCCTGCAAATCCTCGACCAGCCGCCGGTGGACGCCGCCGCGCTCGCCGACGAGCTGGCGGAGAAGCTGGCCACCAACCCCGCGTTCATCAACGGTCTGGCCGAGGCCCTCGCGCCGCTGCTCGCGCCGCTGCTCAACCAGAGCCAGACGCTCACCATCGACCTGTCCGGCAGCATGACCGGCACCGCCACCCCACCCCCGCAGGAGTAGCCCATGTGGACGAAGGAGTTTTGGAAGCAGACCGCCGAGAGGGCGGTCAAGACCTTCGCCCAGGCGGCCATCGCTCTACTCACCGGCGACGGCATGGGCCTACTCGACATCAACTTCGGCAACGTGCTGAGCGTGGCCGGCCTCGCCGCCGTGGTGAGCCTCTTCACGTCGATCGTCTCGGCCAATATCGGGCCGGATCAGAACAGCCCGTCGGTGGTCTGAGTGGCCCGCGTCGCTGTGCCGGTCACGAGAGTGTCCCGGCTGACCCCGATCGCTCTGTCCGCTGGCGTGTCCGACCCAGCCAACGACCACTCCATGGTCAACAACGGGGCCACGATCGTCCTGGTCACCAACGCGGGCGGCGCCATCCACAACGTTCAGGCCGTGGTGGAGCAGACCGTCGATGGGGAAGCCGTCGACCCGGTCGACTACGCGATCCCGGCCAACTCGACTGTTCCGCTGGGCCCGTACCCGAGGCAGATCTACGGCGACCTCCTCCTACTCAACATCGACCACGCGGACCTGTCGCTGCGGGCATTCAGCCTGGTCTGATCCACCACCCGGCCGGTCGCGACCTGTATTCTCGATCTCGACAACGACCAGCCAGGAAAGGGGGTGGGCAGTGGCAACCGACGTAGGGACGGTCATCGACCTACCGGGCATCGCGGAACTTCTGGGTGTCAAGGTGACCACGCCGCAGCAGTGGCGGCAGCGTGGACAGCTCCCCGATCCGGACGTTCCGATGTTCCCGGACGCGTTCCCCGACAAGCCGCTCTGGTACAAGAGCACGATCATCACCTGGGCCAAGCAGACGAACCGGTGGCCCCCCGGACGGGTGGCGCGACCCGCTACCCGGGCGTAGCCCATTCCCATCCCGGCCGGCGTGGAGTAGGTTCGCGCCATGTCCTAGACACGATCCAGCCCCCAGGTTGATCTCCTGGGGGCTGGGCCGGTTCCGGGGTCAACCGACCACCAAAACCGTGTCAAGCCGGCTCCGCCTGGCACGGTACCGCATCGGTTGACCCCGGGGCCACCCCAACCCTGGAGGAACCCCCGTGGACAACTTCGCGATGGTGCCGCTGTGGCTGCTGGAGAAGCGGGTCTCCGGCAACGCCGTCATCGTCTACGCCCTGCTCGCCTCGTACGGCCACTTCAGCACCGGCGACCTGAAGTACATCGAGTGCCGTCCAGCCATGTCGACCCTCGTCAAGCGGGCCGGCCTGTCCGAGATGACGGTCCGCCGCGCGGTCGACGAGCTGATGGGCGTCGGCGCGCTGGTCCGCCACCGCCGCACCGGTCCCAACGGCGCCGACGTGCCCTCCATGTATGAGGTGATCTTCCGGCGGCCTGTGGACAACCCGCAGACCCCTACCCCACCACCGGGGGACCCCTCCCTCACCGATGAGGTACCCCCTCCCTCACCGGTGAGGGACAACCAAGAACCAGATACCCAGAGTTCCGCTTCGCTTCGCTCAGCGGGCGAGCGCCTCGCGCCCGCCGCCGAAAAGATCGAAACAGCGCAGACGATCCTCGGCGACTGGATCGACTACCTCGACAAGACCAACGTCAAGTTGCCGTCGGTGCACCGGGCCCGCTACGGCAAAGAGATCAAGCGGCTCCTCGACGACGGGTACGGCCCCCGGTCGATCAAGCTCGCCCTCGCGAAGATGACCGCCGACAACGCCATCCACCGGCCCGCGATGCTCGCCGAGACGATCGTCAAGCTCCAGACCGGGCCGGAGATCCGGGAACGGCCGGTCACCGCCGAACAGGCCACCGAGCAGCGGCAGGCCGCTGCCCGCGCTCGCCGTCGCGAACTGATCCGCGAACACGGCAAGTGCCCGCACCACCCCGATCAGCCGGCCGGCGTCGAGGACAACGGCAACACGCACTGCTACAAGTGCCACCTGGACAATCAGCACCTGCCGGCGCGGCCGGAACTGGTGGCCGAGATGAACACCCTGGCGGCGAACTTTGGCACGCGCTGAACCCGCCGACGTCGAGGCGGAACGTGTCGTCCTCGGCGCGATGATGCTCTCCCGCCAGGCGTCCGGTGAAGTCCTCGACATCCTCGACACCCCCGATTTCTACCGCCCCGCCCACGGCACGATCTTCGACGGTGTGCGGGCCCTGTTCGTGGCCGGCGACCCCACCGACCCGGTAGCCCTCGCCGCGAACCTCATTGCCCGGGGCGACCTGGAACGCGTCGGTGGCACCCCGTACCTGTCCAAGTGCATCGAGACGGTGCCCGTCGCCGCCAACGCCGGTTACTACGCGGGCATCGTGCGGGACCTGGCCGTCCGCCGCCGTATCCGGGAGACCGCGATCCGCCTCGCCCAACGGGTCGAAGACCCGCAGGTCAGCCTCACCGACCTGTGTTCCGCCGCGCAGGAGGACGTGTTCGCCGCCACCTCCCCCCGTCACCGTCAGGCCGAGGTGACGTTTGGGCAGGGCATCGCCGCGACCCTCGACGCGATCGAAGCGGCCGGGAACCAGCCCGGCCTCGTGGGGATGCCCACCTGGATAGGTGACCTCAACCGGATAACCGGTGGGCTGCGACCCGGCCAGCTCGTCATCGTGGCCGGCCGCCCAGCCATGGGAAAGTCGGTGTTCGGCCTGGATCAGATCCGGCTCACCGGCATCCACCACGGCAAACCCTGCCAGTTGTTCTCCCTGGAGATGACCCGGGAGGAGATCTTCCAGCGCACCATCGCGGCGGAGTTGTCGCTGCCCTTCGAGCGGGTCCGCGACGGCCGGCTGGCCCAGCCGGAGTGGGACGCGATCCTCGAATGGGCCGGCCGGGCGGCCGAAGCGCCGATCTGGGTCGACGACAACTCCGCCGTCGACATCGGCTACATACGGACCGTGGCCCGGCAACGCGCGGCCACCTCCGGCCTGGCCCTCGTCGTCGTCGACTACCTCCAGCTCATGGCCACCCCGGGCCGGCGCACCGAGTCCCGCCAGCAGGAGGTCGCCGACATGTCCCGGGGCCTGAAGCTGCTGGCGAAGGAGCTGAACTGCCCGGTCATCGCGGCCAGCCAGCTCAACCGGGAGTCGGAGAAGCGGCAGGACAAGCGGCCGTATCTGGCTGACCTGCGGGAGTCCGGCAGCGTCGAGCAGGACGCCGACATCGTGATCCTGCTGCACCGGCCCGACTACTACGACCAGTACGACCGGCCCCGGGAGGCCGACTTCATCATCGCCAAGCAGCGCAACGGGCCGACCGGCGACATCGCGGTGTTCGCTGATCTGGGCCACATGCGGTTCCGGGACCTGGCCCCGATGTGACCACCAGTGTATGGTCGGGGTGGACATCGGGAGGGAACATTGGTCAGTGTCGTCATCGCGATCGTCGGCCTCGTCGTCACCGTGGCCGGCGTGTTCGCGCGGAGCAGCGTGGAGAG